CTATTTTAAAAGTAATTTGCAGAGAATTGGAAATGAATTTTGATGAGGTTAAAAACAGAAAGACAAGGAAAAAAGAATTTGTATATGCAAGGCATTTGTACGGTTACTTTTGCAGAAAATACACAATTGAAGGATTTGAAAAAATAGGAGAGTTTATAAAGAAAGACCACGCAACTATTATTCATTCAAATAAAACGATAGAGAATTGGATTGAAGTAGACAAAAGTGTTTCAGTATTATGTGGAATTTTACATAATATTTTCAATTCTAAAATGATTAATTTAAAAGAATATGAACTGGATGAAATTGGCAAAGAAATAATTTTGAAATACCAATAATAATTTATATATTTAGAAATGCAAAAACAAAAATTAAATTTAGTCGAGAACTCAATTAATGCTTCGGGGAATTATACCAAACCAGAATTTTTAAAGTTATTTTGGAAGCACACAAAAGAAGAAATAAAAGAACTTGCAAAAGTTGAGTTAAAAATAGTAAAAGAATTTGTTACAATAGAGCTGGAGGGATGGAGCTATTGGAAGAACAAAGAAACGAGATTAAAACAAATAATAAATGAAAGAAATTATTGAGAAATTAAGGGATGATAAAGAATATTATAATGGAGTAGGTAAGAAATATTTATCTAATTCAAATATATATGCTTTATTAAACAATCCAAAGGATTACGGTCTTGGAGGGGGTGGAGATACTCCAATATTCGCAAAAGGTAGATACTTCCATCAATTAATACTTGAACCAGAGAAAGCAGTTAAATGGGATTTTGTGGATGTTTCAACAAGGAATACAAAGGCATATAAGGAATTTGTAAAAGAAAATGATTTACCTTTTGCTTTATTACAAAAAGAAAAAATTGAGATTGAAAGCTGGGTGGAAGAAATGAGAGCCAATGAAAGGATGAACGATATAATCTCTTGTCCTGAGAATGAGTTTGAAGTCCCAGCTATTGGTAAAATAAAAAACCGAATGTGGAAAGGGAAAGCAGACATAATACATCCAGATATGATTGTAGATTTAAAAACTACTGGAGACATAAACAAGTTTAAATATTCTGCAAAAGCATATAATTATGACAGTCAGTGCTACATATACCAACAATTATTCGGTAAGCCTTTAGTGTTTTTTGTGGTGGATAAAGTAAACAAAAAATTAGGTATATTCAAGCCAACAGAAGATTTCATACAAGGTGGAGAAAGAAAGGTGGAAAAAGCTATTAAAGTTTACGATAAGTTTTTTGGAGAAAATAAAACTGAGGACATAAACCAATATTTAATAGAGAAAGACTTGTATTAATAGATAAAAATTATTATCTTTATAAAAGTAGGATGCTCCTACCTATTTAATTTAGGAGCGTGATAAAAACATATAATAAGATGGCAAGATTAAACCGACCAACAAACGAAACAAGCAATCCAGTTGCTAAGTATTTAAACTGGAAATCAAATGACAAATGCTTTAGTTACTACGACAAAGCGAAAGGAGAAAACGTAAAGGTAGAATTACCTATTAAATTTCTATTCTTAGAACATTACCACACCGTAAAAGGTTGGAACGATTCTTCTGAAAGTGGAATCTACTCAAATGAAGTTTACTCAATAGGGAAAGAACCATTAAACGTAAAAGCCTTCAAAGGTGGAGAACTTGGAAGTGGATTGTATAAAGAAATAAAAGAGCAGATTAAAAATGCTGGAGCAGTTTACCACCGTTCTGTATATGCTATGTTAGAGGGTGGAGAGCTTGTAAACTTCCAACTTAAAGGAATAGGAGTAAAAGCATATTCGGACTTCTATAACGATAACAACCACTTACTGGATAACCAATGGATAGAAGTTAATTCTGCAAAGGAGGACAAAAAAGGTTCAATTAAGTTTTCAAGTCCTGAGTTTACCATTGGAGGAAACATTACAAAAGCCGAAGATAAATTAGCTAATGATTCAGCTAAAAATCTTCAAGATAAAATGGATTCCTATTTTGGGAGAAAGGAGGTTGAAGAAGAAAAATCATTTTCCGAAGAAATATTCTAAATTCGAATATAGAATACAATCCCTTTCATTAATTTGGAGGGGATTTTTTTTTAATTGTTTTAAAATTATTTAGGCTTTTCCCCTTACCCTTTAAGGAATAAAAAAAAGAAAGTTTATAGGGGGGGGTATAAAAGGTATAAGTAATGTTAAAACAATTTAAAACCCTTTGTTAACAACAATAATAGGTAAATTATTTTTATTATTTATATTTTTTGATTATATTTAAAAATAATTAAAACCAGATACTAAATGAAAGAAACCATAATAAGTGTATTTAAGGACTTATACAAATCAAAAGATGTTCCATATTCATTAACTTTTGAAAATGTTTTATCCAGAATAAAAGAAGGGAAAAGCAAGAGTAAAATTGATTTAATAAGGAGTGGAAACAAAGGGGTTAAAAACTCTTTACCTTGTATATTATTTTCTGGAGAGTTTAGTCAAAGGAACTCAAATAGCTTAGTTAGTCATTCAGGATTAATGGTAGTTGATTTTGATAAGTATCCGAGTACTGACGAAATGAATAAGCATTTAAACCTTCTAAGGGACAATAAACACTTTGTTACCTTATTTATCTCTCCAAGTGGAAATGGTATTAAAGGGGTTGTAAAGATTCCTAAATGTGATAAAGTAGAACATCCAAAATATTTTAAAGAGTTTCAAAACCAGTTTAATTATGATTATTTTGATATATCTAATTCAAATATTGATAGAGTTTGTTTTGAATCCTATGACGAAAACATATATATTAATTGGGAAGCTGAAACATTTAAGCCTAAATTAATAGATGAGGGGTTTTCAGTAAACGAAAAAACTCCTTTACTTCCTTTATCTGATGAAGCTAAAATTTGTGAAATAATAGTAAACTTTAATTGGAGTAAGGATTTTGTAAAAGGAGAAAGAAATAATTACATTTTTGATTTAGCTGGTTCATTTTGTGAATATGGAGTAACAGAATACTTTGCAGAAAACTATATATTTAACAATATAGTTTATGGAGATTTCTCAGAATTAGAAATGAAAAACGCAATAAAATCAGCATATAAAATAAGAAGTTTTGGAACTAAATACTTTGAAGATTATTTAAAAATAAAACAAATAAAATCTGACCTACCAAAAGGAAAGGAGAAAGTAATTAAAAAGCATAAAATAGAAGCTGATGTTTATGACGAAATAAAGGAAGTTATTGAACATGATGACTTCTGGCACACAGAGGAATTAAAGAGTGGTAAACAAAAAATATTTGTAGATATATTAAAATACAAATTCTTTCTGGAGAACAATGGTTTTAAAAAGTTTTTCCCAAGTGGTGCAGAGAAACCAACTTTTCTTAGAGTGCAATCAAATAAAGTAAAAGAAACATCTGATGCTAAAATAAAGGATTTTGTATTAAACTACTTGTTAGAATCTGGAGAAAGTGAAGTTTACAAATACTGTGCAAGTTACCAAAACCTATTTACCGAATCCTTTTTATTAATACTTGATACAATTGAATTAATGATTTTAAAGGATACAAAGGACAAATCATTTATAGCTTATAAAAATGGAGTATTAGAGATTACAAGAGATAACTCTAATTTAATTGATTATATTGATATAGATGGATATATTTGGGAAGACCAAATTATAAAAAGAGATTTTGTTTTTTCAGATAATACAGAAAATGATTACAAGAAATTTATTTTTAATGTAAGTAATAAAGAGCCATTAGCTATTGAATCAGCAATTGGTTATTTACTTTCAACTTATAAAAATAAAAGAAATAATAGGTGTATCATTCTAAATGACGAAGTAATTTCAGACAATCCAGAGGGTGGAACTGGGAAAGGATTATTTGTACAAGGAATAAGAAATATTCGGAAGGTAGCTATATTAGATGGTAAAAGTTTTGATGATAAAAAGTCCTTTCAATACCAAACATTAACACAAGACACTCAGGTATTAGTTTTTGATGATGTAGTCAAGAACTTTAATTTTGAACAAAAGTTTAGCTTGGTAACCGAAGGAATAACATTAGAGAGAAAGAACAAGGATGCAATAAAGCTCACAGTTGAGGAAAGTCCAAAGATGCTTATATCTACAAATTACGCAATTAAAGGAGAAGGAAACTCACACGACAGAAGAAGATTTGAATTGGAGATAGCACAATTCTACGGCAAAGACTTTACACCCTACGAGGAATTTGGGAGAGATATATTTGATGACTGGAGCGATTACGATTTTATTAAGTTTGACAATTATATTATCTCTTGTATCCAAATATATTTAAAAGAGGGATTGGTTAAGCAGAATGCTAAAAACTTAGTATTACGAAAGTTTATAGCAGAAACATCAATGGAATTTTATGAGTGGGCAACCGACTTAGAAAACTTATCTATCGGAGTTAGAAATGATAAAAAATTATATTTCGATAATTTTATAGGAGAGTATAAAGATTTCAATAAATGGCTTACAAGAAAAAGATTTAACATCTGGTTACAGAAATATGCAAAGTATAAGAAAATAGATTATTGTACTGGGAATACAAATGGCATTAGATGGTTTATGATAGGCGAAGAAACAGAAATAGATGACACACCTTTTTAATTATGAAAGCACTAATAAATAAAGATGGAAGTATAAATGTTCACGAACAGTTTTCATTTCCAAACTCAAAAAAGAAGTTGAAGATAGTTGGTACTTTTGATTTATATAAAAGCACCAGCTGGAATATGATTGAGGAAGTAAAGAATCTTGAAACAAATAAACTTACAGAAATGAAACGTGAAGATTTGAATAAATTAAAACCTTACATATTATGCTAAAATTAAGAGATTATCAAACTAAGATTGTAGATGAAGGATATTCAAAACTATTGAAGTTGAATTTGGTTTACCTATCTATGGAAGTTAGAACTGGAAAAACATTAACTGCTTTATCATTAGTAAATAAATTCACAAGCAAAGAAGTGTTATTTGTTACAAAGAAGAAAGCAATCAAATCTATTGAAAATGATTATGAACTCCTTAATCCAGAATACAATCTTACAGTTATAAATTATGAATCCCTTCATAAAGTTGAAGGAGAATTTGATTTTATTATAATTGATGAAGCACATTCAATCGGAACTTATCCAAAACCAAGTAAAAGATACAAGGAGCTGAAAGCAATTATTGATAGATACGCTTATACAAAGTTAATTTTACTCTCAGGTACTCCAAGCCCAGAATCCTATTCACAACTATTTCATCAATTCAGATTGTCAAACAGATTTTCTCCTTTCAATAAATATGCAAACTTTTATAAATGGGCAAAAGAATTTGTTGATGTGCAAAAAAGGAATCTTGGTTATGCTGAGGTAAACGATTACTCCAATGCTTATAAAGATAAGATAATGGAGATACTACAACCGTACTTTATTTCTTATACACAACAAGAAGCTGGGTTTAATCAAACGGTAAACGAACATATTCTGGAGGTGGAAATGAAGCCAAAGGTTTATAAATTAATTACAAGATTAAAACGTGATTTTGTTATTGAAGGAAAGGAAGAAGTAATACTTGGAGATACTTCTGTTAAGTTACAAAATAAAATTCATCAGCTATGTTCTGGTACGGTAAAATTTGAAAGTGGAAACTCAATGACTATTGATAATTCAAAAGCAGAGTTTATAAAAGAGCATTTCAAAGGGAAGAAGATTGCAATCTTTTATATCTTTAAAGAAGAATTTTTGTTACTTAAAAATATTTTCCCTATATTTACAGAATCGCCAGAAGAATTTAACGAATCAAAAGATAAAGTTTTCTTAGGGCAAATACGTTCCAGCAGAGAGGGAGTTAATTTATCAAGTGCCGATTGTTTAATTTATTACAATATCGAGTTTAGTGCATTAAGCTACATTCAGGGCAAAGACAGAATGACTTCAAAGGAAAGGACAAAGGAAAACAATGTTTACTTTGTATTTGCAAAGGGTGGGATTGAAAAGCATATTTATAAAAGAGTGAGTAATAAATTAGATTTTACAAATAGTTATTTTAAACGAATCAATGGCAAGTAAATTCCAAACAAAGATTATAAAGGAATATGAGAGTGAAGGCTGGTATGTTATAAATTTGATTAAGACAAATAAAAATGGTATTCCAGATTTGGTTTGTTTCAAAGAAGGAAGCACAACAATATTTATTGAGTGCAAAGAAAAAACTGACACGCTAAAACCTTTACAAGCATTTAGAATAAAAGAATTAAAACAATACGGTGTTGACGCTGTATGCTTACAAGATAAATAAAAACAAAACAATTATGATTTTATACCATGTAAAAGGTGGTTTTCAGGGTTATTTAGAATTTAGATTTATAAAGGCTACAACAAGGCAAAACGCAATAATTAAATTTATGGAGTCAGTAAATGAATCTTATCATCAAAATATAGATGCTACATCTTTATGCGAGGTTTCTGATATAATAGAAGGAAATTAATAATAAAAACAAAACAAATGGAAGAACAAGAAAACAAAGGTGGAGGAGTAATGGGATTTATACAAGTAATTTTAGCAATCATAGTATTATGCTTTTCAATCCCTTTAATATTTATATAAGCTCTTTGCTTGAAGATAAGCGATAAGACCAGACTGTTTATACAGCGAAGTTGGGATAATCTTATTAAACTGTATCAGCAGTTGTGTTTATTGTAGAGATATTAAAAATTCAGAACTTGCATTAAGACAAGTTTAAACGTGGTTGACACGCATCTGATGATTATTCCTTAACTGAAATTAGGACAAAGAGCTTTTTATATAATAGTATCTAAGGGAAACATCAGTTGATTCAAAAGGGATTATAATTAAGAGCTGGTGTTTTCGATACTTTAAAAAATACGAGTATGTCAAAGGGAGGGAACTATCCTATACATAGATTCTCTCCGATATACTAAATAAAATTTATGTATATTTGGAAATGATTGAGAAGATTTATAATTGTCAAACGTGCTGGAGTTATGCCAAAAGCATTGCAAAGGATAATTACGAAGAAGTCTTTTCTTTAGCAATTGAGAAAATAATTGTTGCAAATGTGCAGAATGTCGATAATTATCAGTCTTACTTCTATACGACATTAAGAAATGAGTATTTAAGTTTTATAAATAAAAATAAAGATTTGATTTTTGTAGAAGAATATTTTAATGAAAGCGAAGAAGTTGAAGAGAATAATTATAAATTAGCTCTGGAATCATTCCTTGCAAAAGAAACAACGAACGAAGAGTTTACGTTCTATCAAGATTTAATCTTTCTTAGTTTTGAAAATAGTAAGTTTTCTTTATGTAAGAAATTAAAACTAAGGAGAGCTGATTTGGATAAATATATGTTACAAGCTCAAGAACTAATAAAAAAAGAATACTATGGAATTGTTAATATTTAATATTGCCTTAATACTATTTTTAAAAGATAGTTTAAACTTAGGGTTTCACTTAAAAAGAAAATTAGGTTACAGTATCACAGAAGAGGTAAAACCTTTTGATTGTTACTTCTGTTTAATTATGTGGACCTCGATTATTACTTCGATAATAATGTTAAATTTATTTTTATTACCTTTAGGATATTTAATAGCAATTACAATAGATGGAATTAAAAGACTTTAAAAAAAGATTCATACAAAAGAGAGAGGGTATGAATATAAGATTTGCTCAAGAAGAAAGAACATTTCTTTACGGTAAGTATTATGAATTAACTGGAAAGACTGCAAACATTTCTTGTTCCTCTTGTGATTCATTCACATTTAAAATACTATTTAATCATTTAATAATTGAAGAAACAAAACTAAAAAAGAAAAAAGATGAAGCAAAAAGTAAAAATATCAAAAGTAAAAAACAATCCAAACAATCCAAGACTAATAAAGGACGAAAAGTTTAAAAAACTTGTTGCAAGTATTTCTTCTTTCCCAGAAATGTTAGAGAAACGACCGATTGTTGTGGATGAAGATTTTATGGTTCTTGGTGGTAATATGAGATTGAAGGCAAGTGCCGAAGCTGGACTAAAAGAAGTTTGGATTGATGTTGCTGAGGGTTGGACTGAGAAACAAAAACAAGAATTTATTATAAAAGATAATGTAGGTTTTGGAGAATGGGATTGGGATGTATTAGCTAATGAGTGGGATTCAGAAGAGTTGGTAGAATGGGGAATGGACGTTTGGCAATTAGATAGCAATGCAGATGTTGATATGGTAAACTCTGGAGATGAAAATGATGAGTGGGTTGGTATGCCAGAGTTTGAAGATAAAGATATGCCTTTGAAAATAATTATCAGTTTTGATAACTCACTTGATAGAGAGAAGTTCGCAGAAGAACATAAGATTGAATTTATAAAAAAGCAAGAGAATGCGTGGATGTCAAGGTGGCCATACGAAGGTAGAGATGATTTAAACTCTTTAAGTTATGAATAAATTACAATACCCAATCTGCATAGTTTCAAAAGATAGGCACGACACTTGTACAACACATAAACTTCTGGAGTATGAAGGAGTGAAATGGTTTTATATGGTAGAGCCACAAGATTATAAATCTTATGTAGATAGATTTGGAGAAAATAAAGTTGTGAATATAGAACAAAATGATAAAGGGATTTATTATGTAAGGAATTATTGTATTGAGTGGAGTAAAAAAAATGGCTTTGATAGACACTGGCAAGTAGATGATGATTTAAGGTCGCTTCATTATAGACCTATGAACAATTTAAAAGGCACAAGGAATAGAACAAGGATAGAAAATCCTACAAAAATGCTCTCCTATATTGAGGGCATTTCTAACAAGTGTGTTAATTATGGAGCTGGGTGTTTAACTCATGATGGGTTTGCTTTTTCTAAGAAGAATGATATTGATGTAAATAAAATGATTTATTGTTTCCAGTTAATAAACAATCTAATCAAAGCAAGATACCAACCAAAAACTTCTGAGGATGTAGATTTTAGTGTTCGTATATTAAAAGAGGGGTTTGTAACAATGGTATTTAATAAATACAGCTTCTGCACTCCATCTTCTGGCACTTTGAAAGGAGGTTGTAACTCATCTGTTGATTATCAAAAAACTGGTAATATTGATGGAAGAAAATTAAGGAACTTAAAACTGTGTCAAACATACCCACAATGGTTTGTAGAATACACAAAGAAAGGACAATCCGAGATTAAACCCTCTAAAATTTGGAAGTCATTTAGTCAAAAACCAATGATAAAAAAATATGGAAAATAAATACCCAGTTTATATCGTTTCAAAAGGAAGGTGGAAAAACCCTATGACTGCAAAGTTATTTATAAAAGATAAGATTGATTTCAAGATATTAGTAGAACCACAAGAGTATGAGAATTATTGTAACTCTTTGGGTTCAAAATATGTTTTAGAACTTCCGTTTTCAAATTTAGGTGTAGGTAGTTATCCAGCAAGAAACTTTGCTTGGGAGCATTCTATTAAGAATGGATATAAACGACATTGGTTATTTGATGATAATATTCAACATTTTAGAAGATTGCACAAGGGAAACAGAATACCCTGTAATGGATTGAAGGCTTTGAGTATTTTAGAAGATTTTACAGATAGATATACAAATATAGGTATTAGTGCTTTTAATTATACTATGTTTGTAACTGATAACACAAAGAAACCTTTTGTTAGTAATGTACATGCATATAGTGCAATGTTAATGCGTAACGATATGCCATTTAGGTGGAGATTAAAATATAATGAGGATGTAGATTTATGCTTACAAGTTTTACACGCTGGATTGTGTACTGTATTATTTAATGCTTTAATGGTTGGTAAAACATCAACAACTGCAAAAATGAAAGGAGGTAATCAAGATGAACTTTACAAAGGGAACTCCTATGAAAAGAAAGTTTTGAAAGCAAGGTCTTTGGAAGAAATATGGCCACAGTATGCAGAAACAAAAATGAGATTCAACAGACCACATCATTACGTAAACTGGAAAAAGTATTTCAATCAACCACTACAAAGAAGAAAGGACATTGATTGGGATAAAATTTCTAAGAAAAAAGAACCATTTGTATTGAAGCCAGTAAAAGAAATAAAATCAAAAAAATTACAAAAATTTTATAAAGACTATGAACAAAACCGAACAACATAAAAGAGCAATTATAGAAGCTCTCGAAAAATCTTTGGGAGTGGTTACAACTGCTTGTAAAAAAGTTGGTGTTGGAAGAACTCAATTTTACCATTGGCTAAAAGAAGATGAAGAGTTTTCAAAAGAAGTTGAGGACATTCAAAACATAGCTTTAGACTTTGCAGAAAGCCAATTACATAAACAGATTGGAGATGGAAACACAACTGCAACAATATTCTATTTAAAAACAAAAGGAAAAAAAAGAGGTTATATTGAAAGAGTTGAACAAGAAGTTAGTTTCATAGAGCAACCTTTATTTTTAGATAATGAAGAAGGATAAATTTGTTAAGACAACTGCAATACAGAAAATCCTTAAATTAAAGAAAAGAAAAAAAGTAATTCAAGGAGGAACTTCTGCTGGTAAAACTTTTGGTATTATACCGATACTCATTGATTATGCAATAAAGAATCCAATGGCAGAAATAAGTATTGTTGCTCAGTCATACCCACATTTAAGAAGGGGTGCAATGAAAGACTTTATTAAAATAATGGTATTAACAAAAAGATTTGTTCCAGATAGGTGGAATAAGTCAGAAAGTAAATATACCTTTGGAAACAAATCTTACATTGAGTTTTTTAGTGTAGACCAAGAGCATAAGGTAAGGGGTGCAAGACGAAATATTCTTTACTTAAATGAAGCGAACAATATTAAGTTTGAAACTTATAATCAATTAGCGATTAGAACGAGTGGGGATATTTATATGGATTACAATCCAACCTCTGAGTTTTGGGCACATACAGAAGTAATAAAAGAAGATGATTCGGATTTTATTATCTTGACTTATAAAGATAACGAAGCACTCTCAATTAAGATAGTCGAAGAAATAGAGAAAGCAAAAGCAAAAGCAAAGTTTTCTGACTATTGGAAAAACTGGTGGGATGTTTATGGTCTCGGCAGAATCGGTTCGTTACAAGGAACTGTATTTTCTAATTTTGATGTTATTGATATGCCAGAGGATGCAAGGCTTTTATATTATGGATGTGATTTTGGTTATGCTACTTCTAAATTTGCAGTGATAGGAATATACAATTGGAACGGAAGAAAGGTTTTAAAACAGTTTGCATACAAGACTGAATTAACAAACCAGCAAGGAGCAATGGAATTTAAAAAGAATGGTTATACAAAAGGAGTTGTTTATTGTGATAGTGCCGAACCGAAATCAATTAGAGAATTACAGATTGAAGGAATCCAAGCAGTGAAATGTGATTCAAAACAAGATATTAAAACCTTTGCAATCCAGTCTTTAAATTTAGATAAGTTTTATGTTGATAAAGAAAGTTTGGATTTAATAAATGAGTTGAGGTATTACGTTTATGATGAAAAAACTGGTAAGCCTAAGAAAACAAATGACGACCACCTTATGGATGCAATGCTTTACGCAATAGGCTCTGGAGATAAATATAACGGAAAATATAGATAATGGAAATAAAGATAAATAAGAACATTAACAAGATGGGGTTAAGTTACATTGACTGTTATCACTTTGTAAATGAAGTCAAGGAAGATTGGAGTATTACCAATAAGATAGAACTTGTAAAGAGGTTTACAAAAATGGATGTATCACAAGTAGTTGTTACTGACATTAACAAGCTGTTTAATATTATTATTGAGGTGCTTAATTCATACAAGCCGAAGGAAGTACCTATTGATGTTACACACAATGGGAAAGATTATGAGTTGCATCAAGACTTCTTCAAACTTCCAGCTGGTTGGTTTATTGATTCAACAAATGCAGATTTCGAGAAAGTGCCAGAGTTACTCCCAGCATTTGCATACATTGAAAAGGGAATGAAATATGCTGAAACAGATGAAAGCGAAAACATACTTAATCCATTAAAAGATAGGGCAAAGGTATTTAATGAGAGTATGACAATATCTGAATACTTGGACTTGACAGGTTTTTTTTTGCTCAAACACAAGCAGTTCAAAGTTTTCTCCATCCTGACAAAAGCAGTGGAAAAGCAAAAGAAAGTAAAGCGTTCGAGTGGGAGGACATTATTCACGTTATGGCTGAGGAATTTAAAACGTCTTGGAAAGAAATTACTCGCTTAAATATTATTACGTTTAATCACAAATTAAAGTTTGTTGAGCATCTACATAAAGAGAGAATAAAAGCTACAAAAGGCATATAAAAACAGTCTTATATTTATGGCTGACTTATTAGATTTTATTGGAGGAACTGGAAGGTTAAGAGATAATTTAAGGTTTAAAGCCAATACACAAGTTGAACAAACTATTGCTGGATGGATAAACGAAAGGATTCATATTGCAAAAACTGGCTTGGATGAAAGGACTTTTGGAGGTAGTGGTGCATTGGCAAATTCTGTTACTCCAGATGTTGTTATAAATACCACTGGAGTTTATGCAAAAATACTTGCAGAAGATTATTGGGACTTTGTAAATAGTGGAGTTAATGGAGTAGGGAAAAGCGACCTTGCAATTCCAAATGCTTTTGGAAGTACATACAACTTTAAGACTTTGGGAGTTAGTGATGATATGAGAGATTCTTTAAAAGGATGGATTCAAACAACTGGGTTAAGCTCTTTTCTCGGTTCTTCAATTACTATTTCTGAGAATGTAGATATAGAAGATAGCATTGCGTATATGCTTGGAACTGCAATAAAAAGAGATGGTTTGGAATCAAAGCCATTTATGAATGAAGCGTTTAGTGAAGAATCAATAAAAGATTTGGCAAATACATTAGGCAAAGAAGTTATTAAAATTATGCAATTACCTTTTTAAAATATGGCAATCACAATAAATCAATCTCCACAAATAATTACTCCTTCGGACAATCCAGTTACTTGGGTTTTCGAATCTACACAAACAGCACAAGTAAATTTCTACTTTATTGTTGAAGTTCAAATAGCAAATCCTACTTCATTTGTTGTAGTTGAAAGACATAAGATATTTCCAGAGGTTGGAAACGTGGCACACTTTGACGCTTCAAGTATTACTGAAAGATATGCAGTTGTAAATGATAGAAGTCTTAATCAAATCTTACCACAGGTAAAGATTAATATAATAGAATACTATAACGGCTCAGTAGGTTCTAGCACACTATCCAGTGTAGTTGGAATATTCAAAGCAAGATTAAAGAAAAGAGATTTTGTAAATTATGATTCTGCTGATTATTCTTTGCTTAGTGCAACTGGTGTTAAGTTTATGACATTAGAACCAAGAGGAACTGTTAAAGTAAAACAATCAGATTT